GGAGGAAGGCATCTGTCAAGCCCCCCTCACCTATTTAATTTTTCAAACTTCTACCGTGATCAGTCGGTTAGCATATTCATGTGCATAAGATGTACGGGCACCATGAATGCCCCAACCAATCCAACTATACGCATAGTTCATGTAGCGATTGATAGATTTTCCAGGAGTTTTCATCCTATCTACAATTCGTTTCCACTGAACCTCAGTCGTTAGATAACGAAGTTGCGTTGGAAGTGTTGATGGAGAACCACCAAACTTCTTAGCGAAATCACCCAATCCATAATAACGATCGGCAGATGTCCATTGGATCAGACCATAACCACGACCGCAGTGATGGTACTGAGTCCTACTACCACCTTCACAAATATTAGGCACGAACATAGATTCTTGCTTAATATTGCCCATGATGGTAGCGAGGGCGTTTCTGTCTTTAATTCCTTGATCTTGGAAAAATTCCAAGGTAAGGTTTTCATATGGTGAACACCCTTTACAAATTAGCCTTTTCTCTTTTGGCTTTTCGGGAGCAACCTCGCGGATTGCTGTCTTCTTTTCATCTACAAAATCAAACTCTTTAATAGCAGAGAATAGTTTCGAATCCACTGGAGGTGGTGGTCCTTGCATCTTGTAGTTGACGAATGGCAGTGGTGCCGTACTGGTTGTAACCGATGCCAGAAGAGGCAGGGCTACAGTAAAGAATTGTTGCATTAATTTTAATTGAACTCTACATCCGTATAGAAGGGGGGTACACCACCTCTCTCGAAGGGCACCTTCCACGGCTCTAATTTCACATCACAGACTCATAATAAAATCCCTGATGTGGGATTCTCCATATTAAGTTTTTATTTAGGTTTTGTCAAGAAATTCGTTTTGAAAGAATGCTCAACCTAAATATTGGTAGTGTTTATCACAAAATAAGAAAAATGAAAAGACTTCTGTTAGCCTTTTCGTTATTCTTTATTACTCCTGTAAGTGCTGCTGAAATTACATCTAGAATTACTGATTCTGTTCAACTAAATGTTCAGGGTGCTGCGGTACAATCAACAAGAATTGGAGCATCATATTCTGCTTCTGGAACAAATATTCAATCAACCTCATTTGGTGGGGTAAATGGTGCTGGAACTTATGATATCAATACTTCAGGTCAAGCATTTACTTTCTCAGAGAGTTTCAATGCTGCTGATACACCAGTCACCACTCAGTCGGTCTCTAATGGAGTTATTGCTTCTCCCAACCTTTATGGGGATAGTGTTACTCAGTTAGCAGGAGACAAAGGTTCTCTCGCTGGTACATTATCACCTACTGGTGTTCCTACAGTAACTGCTGGTGGTGCTGGAACTACAGCAACAGCACAACGTAGTATTGAACTGAGCGTATTCAAATGAGATATATCCTAGCAGGGTTATTCCTGCTAGGGTTTTCTTACCCTGCCCTAGCAGAATCCGTTGTGCCTAATTTCACTAGAGGTACAATCAATGCGACTACAGAATCTACTACAAAAGTAATAGAAACAATTCGCCAAGTTGAATATACAACTGGCACATCATATACTGTAACTGGAACTAATATTAATATTCCTGGCACTCCTCAACAAGGAGCAAACTATAGTATCATGACTCAAGGTGCTCCATTCCAGTTTAGTGAGACTTATCTCGGGCCTGGAGTGGCTAAAGAAACATGGATAGATCGCACCACAGAAACTCAATCAACCACCACATCAATATCGGTCTTTACACAATAACTGGAATACTGTTATTAACAATCGCTGGTTCTACAAGAAGTAAAGCACAACAAGCGCCCAGTAACACCAATATTGCTGGTCCCAGTGCCAGTGCCACTGGTAACGTTACTAACCAAGCTGTTCAAGTTTTACAGGGACCATATGCAGTAAACACTTATGGTGGAGGAGTAAGTTGTCAAGGACCAACCATGAGTTTTTCTCCTTTTGTATTGGGAAGTATGAATGGAAGTCAAGACCCATCAACATTCCAATCTCATAATGGAAATGCTGGTGTCAGTATGGGATTTAACTTTCCTCTAGATGGTGGACTAACAGAACTCTGTAAAGCAAGAGCAAGAACAGAGATTGCTAGACAGCAAGCAGAGACAGACAAGGCACGATTGGATTTTGAATTAGTTAGATTATTGAAGTGTGGTGAGGCAATCAAATCTGGTATTACATTCCATCCAGAAAGTCCATACTATAAGATCTGCGCTGACGTAGTTGTGAGGTATCCAAATGGAACCAATACCACAAATAAGTAATGCTAAAGGTATTGCCAATATAGCAACTAATGCCAACGGAATTCCAAAAATTGACATTGGTGGTCCATCAATCATACCCACAATAGATCCACCAGTTATCCAATCCACACCACAACCCATCATTCGTGGTCTGGCACTACCAGTTTTTCAAGCACCAGATACATCTATCAAATACCCAATAATTGATGTTCCAACTCAAGAAGAATTTGATGCTGCAGTAAATGCAGAGAGACAAAAACAACAGCAAGAGGAAAAACCAAAAGAAAGAGGATTGCCGGATACCAAACCACTAGAACTACCTCCTGCTGTTCAGCAATTAACACAACAACCTTCAACTCCAATTGTAGAAATACCAGCAGATAAACCAACAACTACCCCAACCTTTACTATAAATGGAATCGATATTAATTTACCTGACCCTTCTCTTGTTGCTACGGCTGGTGCTGTCGCAGTAGTCACAACTGCTGCTACGATAGCATCAACAACAGTTCTCAATGCTCTGAAGAATGCAGCAGAACCATTAATCAAAGAAGCAACAAAGAACAAGTTTAAAATTAAAATCAAACAAGTTAAACCTGTTCTACATTATGTCCTAGCAGAAAGTGGGCATGTAGATGTTTTCGAATATTCTGCCGAAGGAACTCGTCTAGTAGAACAAGTAACTAATGTGGAACAATATATCCGTGACCAAGTTGAAATCAATGCTCTATATGAGATTGATAACAAAATCATTATTGATGATGTGATAAGAGATAAGTTCACAAAAGAAGGCAAAGAAAGATTTAAACCCCTCTTTGCCCCCGCTAAAAAAATTGCTAAGAAATTATCTGCTAGATTATCTTTCTGATGTAAATTTAGAAATAATCCACACAACAACCATTGCTGGTAATTGAACTAAAATATTATAAAGAATTTCTAGAAAGATATTATCCTTCTCTTCTTTACGTTTATCCTTTGCTGGGGCGCTAGTCATTTTGTAACACCTTAAACAAATCTTTACTATTTAATAAAGAAGTATCAAATTGTAAAGATTTTTTACGACCTCTTCGTGCAGGTCTCCTAACAAAACGAAATACTTCTGGTGGTTGTCGCTTGGGAATAGGTCTTCTATTCTCAAGCATTATACCATCGTTTGTTAATAATCTTAGAACTATCAATGCATCTAAGATAAGAAGTTTCATTCTACTAGAGTTCCTTTCTCCCTTCTAATTTTACGTAATGGTTCCCACCCCTTATCCTTTGTTCCACCATCATAAGCAAGAGCATATCCCTCAGTAATCATTTGGTTATTGAGAGAAGCATCCTCACCATTGATATAAAGATGACCAATAATTCTACCATACTTCTCAGTTGAATCTGGAAGTTCTGTACGAATAACAATATCTTTTGCTTCTTCAAGACGATGCTTCAACCAATTCTTGGCATCTAGTCCAAGTGCCTTTTCTGCTTTATCTGTCGTGCGACTCTCTGGGGTATCGATACCAGCAAGACGAATTCTCTTGGTAAGGGAGATATCAAAACCAAGATCAATATCAGCATCAATAGTGTCTCCATCGACTACTCTTCCTACCGATTTAATTCTATAAATATATGGATCTTTTTCTGACATTAGAAAGGTAATTTAAACTCTTTCGTATTTAGTTTGGGAATAGGTAGTTTTTCAAATGCTTTTGATACTTGTTTCTCTACAACAGCACCAACAAATTCTTCTGGATTGTCCAGAATCTTCTGTGCTTTTTGGTAAGTAAGATATGCTCCCACACCAATCGCAGCACTAATGCTCAGACTTGTGATGGATAGAATCAGACTTAAATGTTTCATCTTTCATCTCCTCGTGCGCTAACTTTAATATGTAGTAAATGATGTATGCGGTGAAGGCAAGTCCGCAAGATAATAATATTACAACACCCCAAGGGAACTGATCCATCAATACTTACCTTCAGTACAATACTGAACTTTCTTATTCGGATAATAAGGATATAAACCATCTTGTGGTTTCATCCATCCACAACCAATTAACCATTCCTTAGTCATTGGAGTTGGCGTAACTTGTTCCCATAAAGGTCCCTGTGCTGCCATTTCTAGGTATCTGGCAGTTTGATTGGACTGTTCTTCAGCCCAGTTGGCATCTGCTTCCCATGGAACTGCACGACTCTGACCCATCGATTCATAAGTTAGTTTAGTATTCTTCATAACCCAAGCAGGAATTTCAGAATCCTGATGCACTTGTGCCATGAAAGAAGTTTTTAATCCACCACCCATTGCATCCTGAACTACATGCCACCCTTCATGACGAAGAGTTCCCAAAAACTCTCTTTCATCTTGAAGAAGATTTTCATTGATAAAGAAACGATTATAGTTTGGTTTGTAGAGTCCTACTGTTCTTGGAGTGAAGTATCTACTTTGTGCTAAGTATACTCCCACTTCAAGTTTGTTTAGTGCATTAATAATTCTTACTATTTCTTCTCTAAATGGATCAAATCCTACTTTATTAAAAACTTCAGATTCTGCTGTAAGTTTTTCTACACCTTCAGTACATTCTAAAAGAATCATACAACCCATTGCTGCTAAACTATAAGGTTTTACAGTTGGTTGTTTAGGTTCTATTGATTCAGCAAATGTAGGTAATGCTAAGGTTAAAGATAAACCGATTGCTGTGAGGAATTTTTTCATTCATCCCACCATCCTTCTTGTTTATGAATCCAGACTTTCAAATCCTTCACATAATTTCTCAACATCTGGGCCTGTTCTTCATGCCAAAAATCACCCGTCTCCATGTGAAGGCGGGTGTGATTGTCTATGGCTTTGAGTATGTTGTGGATTGGAGCATTCCAACACTCCCTCTTTGGAGTGTTCCATTCTCTTGGCATGGTACAACTAGTGAGTGTATTTCATTATAACGAAAATATTCAAGTTGACATTGACCGGGAGAAATTTCTAAGGATCCAACTATCATAAAAGCGATGAATTCCATCACTTTTTCTTACCACCATTTTTTGCTTTTTTAGCATTTGCATTGCCAGAATTCTGCTTTTTATTATTAGCAGACCCAGCACCTCCAGATCCTTTTTTACCCTTATTAGCAGATTTTGACATTATGATCCACCTGTGCGAGGTTGTACTTGACCTTCTAATACTTCAACTCTTTCTTCAAGAGTTGGTTCTGATGAAGCAACTTCAGGTGTAGGTGTAGGTAGTTCTGGTGGCGCTTCAACTACAACTTCTTCTCTTTTTGGTTCATCTTTTTTTTCATCATCATCACCTTTCTTCATTGTATTAATTCCAAAAGTTGCAGCAGATGCAGTAAAAACTGTAGCGATGAATGTTGGATCCATCTTAGACAAAGCACCAGCATAACTTGCGGTGAGAAGAGCAGCAGACCATCCTAAAATAGCAATACGAATAACAGTACTCATACACTTTTCCTTTTTGTTCTGATTGTCCATTTTAGTAAGTTTGTAAGGTTAACCTTTTTTCCAAGCTTCACCTTCTGCTTTTCTTCTACGTGCAAGTCCTGCTTCTACATTTGAACCAGGATTTCTGTAGAGGTAAAGAGCATCGGGAACTAAGTCCCATTCTTTATTCTTCAGGCGTTTAGTAATAGTATTAAAGTTATCACCACCGTAAAAACCGGCACCAAGATTATAAGCAAAGCTGAGCAGAGCGCCTCTTTTTCCATCAGACATTTCATTCCAGTGTGGGATTTTACGAAGTGCAGGAAGGAACTCATTCTTACATTGTTCAATCAGAAGTGTATCTGCTTCCTGTTGAGTTAGTGTATCACCAAGTTTGAAGTGTGATCCATCCTTCTTGCGGGTCGAACCCCAACCAATAGTGATTGGAAGTCCACCACTGAGAGGGTCAGGATATGCATTTAAGTGACATCCTTCAAACTCTTTGATTAACTTAATGCCCATTTGTGGAACATCATCACCACCTGTTACAGGAGCTGCAGCAGCGGGTGCGGATGCTGGTGCAGCACTAGTCTTTTTTCCCCTATAGATTTCAGCCCAATCAATATTATCTTCTAGATATTTGACTGGAAGGTTATCTTCTAACCACTGAACTGCTTTTACATGATTTGGATTTTTTTCATCATAGAATTTAAAAAAGTTGTGTAAATCAATTCTTGCCATGTTGTCCTCCGAAATACTTTTGATAAAGATCGTTTGCTTCTTTGTGTCTACCGCTATTAGTAAGATCCTTAATTACTTTAAGCATCTTTCTTTTAAAATTAATCGAAGATTCTTCCCCATCCATCATTACCTCCTGGACACCAACGGTGCTTAAGAACTGCTTTGGTGTAAATGGTTTTCTTACCATTAGTTACAGGACCTGTATAGTTATCGTTGAGTGAACCATATGGATCATTAATATAATATCCCTTACCATCTGGGGTCTTACCAATTACCACACACATGTGTCCGCCAGTTGGACTAGTTAAAGAACCTCTGTGAAGGATACCGATAACAACTGGTTTTCCTCTATCAAGACTCTTATCAATATCTGAAAAGGAAAGGTTGTAACTAAAGTGTGATTTAATACCATATCCTGTAAGAACTTTTGTCTGTACAGCATGATCAGTAGTATCACCGATTGCAAATACCTTTTTAACATATTCATCGTCACCTTTAATCGATCCTGGCTTGAGGAACGCAAGGCACATAGCGCACGATGAACTGTTGCAGGTTCTTTGTGCATCTCTGTAGTTATCTACTTGATTGAAATATGGAACATCGAGCACTGCTGGAGTTGGTGGTTTTGTTCTAAAAATACCAATCCAATCAGTCTCTGAATCATCTAAAAATTGTGCAGGTAAATTATCTTCTAACCACTGAACTGCTGCTACATGATTTGAATTACTATCGTCGTAAAATTTAAAAAAGTTATGTAGATCTAAAGTCATTCTTCTTCTCCTATGTACTCTAATGAAAATACATCATGTTCTAGAATATTCGGATTCAACCATTCACTAAATTCAGATTGAATCGCATGGGCATTTTCAGTACAGTTATTTTCACATAGGAAATGGATTCTATCAATTGCCCAATCATGTGAGTGCTTAAGAGTCTTTTCCAAAATTTCCATAATCTTTTCGCATGTAGCGCCCTAGAATATTGCTATTGTAGTATGCAGGCGTTCCATCGTCAAGAGACTCTATCAACACATTATTTAGGAAAAGCTGCTTTGTTTCTTCATAATTACACTGTCCTTTTGTCTTATGAAGACTCAAAATTACTCTATCAAATGACTCTTTCCCCCAAAGGTTAACGTCTTCTTTGAGTTCGGGACATGATCCGTAATATCTTTTCCAATCGGACTCTGACTTAACTTTTCTAGATTTTCCTCTTGGTGTGCGGAAAGACCAGAAATACTTTCTACCAATATAACTACGACCAGTTTTATTGCAGTGAATATGATAAACAAAACCAAAATTATCTTGAATATCAGAAGACTCAAAAATTTCCCCATTGAATCTCCAAGGGTTTTCATAACTCATATTATAGAATCTTTATGAGCTATTATTTATCTTCAACAGAGACAAACCTAGTCTAGCAATAAAAAAAGGTCTTGTCAATATTGCCAAGACCCTTAGAACTATGTTAAAATCTTATCACTATCCCTTTTCAGTCACATAATACTCAACGATATCATCCCACGAATATTCAGAGAAGTCATATCCCTCATTAATCAAATCATCAACCCACTCAGAAATCTCTTCGGCAAGAACATAATCATTGTATTCTTGC